GCTTCCGCGCCGACACCAACTGCTTCAACCTGCTGGCTGGCGCCGTGCCCCAGGCCTGATCGCCATGATCCGGCTGATCAACGCGATCACCGGCTCTACGATGTGGGTGGCAGAGTCCAGACTTGACGAGTACACGGCGGCGGGTCACAAACTCGCCGCCCCACCCGCAAAGCCTGCGCCTGACGAGCCGGTGAAACGGCCACCCACCAGGAAGAAAAGCACCACGAAGAAATGAGGTGAGCCGATGGCTTACGCAACTGTCGCCGACGTACAGGCCCGTCTGGCCTGGACGATGAGCGAAGATCAGGAGGACACCTGCACAGTCCTCCTGGACGACGCCGCCGTGCTCATCGACGCGGCTGCGCTGAATGCCTCTGACGAGGCCAAGAAGGTCGTCTCCTGCCGCATGGTGATCCGCGCCCTGGGAGACGGCGGAGACGCCGGCGGCGTGCCCATGGGCGCGACCCAGGGCAGCATGAGCGCCCTCGGCTACTCCCAGAGCTGGACGATCGGCAGCGGCGGCGCCACCGGCGAGCTGTATCTCGGCAAGACCGACAGACAGATCCTCGGCCTCGGCAATCAGATCGGCAGCTACAGCCCCGTGCAGGAGCTGGTCCCGGAGGAGGTCTCGACATGAGAGGCGTGACCGTAACCCTGTACGAGAAGACGCAGACCGGGGTGGACGGGCTCAACAATCCCGTCTACTCCGTCTCCCCCGTGCAGGTCGAAAACGTCCTCGTCGGCGAGCCGACCACGGACGACATCACGAGCTCGATCTCCCTCTACGGCAAGCAGATCCGCTACATGCTCGGCCTGCCGAAGGGCGACCAGCACGTCTGGACGGACACCGAGGTCGAGATCTTCGGCGAGCGTTTCTGCACCTTCGGCGACGTGATCCAGGGCATCGAGGCCAACGTCCCGACGCCGTGGCACAAGAAAGTCCGGGTGGAGCGCTGTGAGTAAAGTCTTCAAACTCAACCTGCGCGGACTCAACGAGGTCATGAAGTCCGCCGGGATGCAAAGCGTCCTCAACCAGGCGGCGGCGCAGGTCAGCGCGGCAGCCGGCGACGGCTACGAGGTTGAGTCGGCCCATCCGATCAGCTTTGTGGCCATCGCCTCAGTCCGCACCGACACCTTCAAGGCCAGGCTGGATAACAGCCGGCACAATTCGCTGCTCAAGGCAGCAGGGAGCGCAAAGATATGACAATCGAAGAATACATTGTTTCCTATCTGGATGGTGCGCTCTCTGTCCCGGTCTCCGGCGACGTGCCGAGCCCCGTCCTCCCCACCTTCGTGACGGTCGAGAAAACCGGCGGACGTCGCGAGAACAAGATCTCCTCCGCCACCGTCGCCGTGCAGTCCTGGGCAGAGTCCAGAGCCGACGCCGCGGATCTCTGCGAAGCCGTCGAGGCCGCTATGGAGGCAATCGTCGAAGAGCCGGAGATCAGCCGCTGCGCGCTGGACAGCAGCTACAACTTCCCGGATCTGGAACGGAAGAAGCCGCGCTACCAGGCGGTATTTTCCATCACACATTACCTGTAAAGGAGGCATATTATGCCCAATGTTGTAAACGTAACGACCGGCAAGCCGAAGGTCGCGGGCGCTGTGTTCGTGGCTCCCACCGGCACGACTCTGCCGACCGACGCCACTACGGCGCTCAATGTCGCGTTTAAGGAGCTCGGCTACGTCTCCGAGGACGGCGTCACCAACAACAACACGCCCGAGAGCGAGAACGTCAAGGCGTGGGGAGGCGACACGGTCCTGGTTCTGCAGACCGAAAAGAACGACGAGTGGACGCTGACTCTGATCGAGGCGCTCAACACGGACGTCCTCAAGACGGTCTACGGCGACTCGAACGTCACCACGGGCACCGGCACCATCACCGTCAACGCCTCGACGGCGCAGCTGGCCGACAAGTCCTTCGTGATCGAGATGAGCATGAAGGGCGGCGTGCTCAAGCGCGTCGTGATCCCGACCGGCTCCATCTCCGAGATCGGCGAGATCGTCTACAAGGACGACGAGGCCGTCGGCTACGAGCTGACCATTACGGCCCTGCCGAACTCCAGCGGCATTACTCACTACGAGTACATCAAGACCGCATCGTGACCCGGAGGGCGAGAACGTGAGAAAAATCACTACATCGAGCGGCTTCTCCGTTGATTTCGACGAGCAGAACGCCAACGACATGCGCGTGCTCCGGCATATCCGCGCTATCGTAGACTCGGAGGCCTCCCCGCTGCAGCGCACGGCTGCGCTGGTGGATCTCCCGGTGCTTCTGCTCGGCGAAAAACAGACGGAGGCCCTGTATGCCCATCTCGGCAGCCTCAACGGCGGGCGCGTCCCGCCTGTGGAGCTGGAGCGCGAGCTCACCGAGATCCTCACGGGCGGAGGGGAAGCCGTAAAAAACTGATCGGCCTCGCCCGCATGGCTGCCCTCGACGAAACCGCACTGATCTGCGACTTCGCCGAGGTCTACCATGTTCTCGACTGGCGCCAGCTGCCCGTTTTCACGGCGGCGGCGCTGGCCGCCGGGCTGGGGCCAATTTCTCGTATTGCGCGAAAAATCACGGGAGCTCCGGTTGACACCGACACCATGCTCCTGGCCATGGCCGTGGATGCGCTGCACATCCTGGCATGGCAGAACACCAAGGACGGGAGTAAAGGGCGCAACCGTCCGAAAAGCATCCTGCAGACGATCCTCGGCGGCGAGAAAAAGCAGGAGACCTCCAGCTTCGACAGCGTGGAGGCCTACGAAGCCTGGCGCGCCGCTATGACGGAGGGAGGGTAAAACATGGCCGAGTCTATCGGCAACGCATATGTAAACATCGTGCCCAAGGCACCGGGAATTGAGAACCAGATCGACAGCCTCCTCGGCGGCCCTGCGGCGAGCGCAGGCTCATCTGCCGGTTCCAAAGCCGGGGCGGGTCTCCTTGGCTCTCTGAAAAAAGTCCTTGGCGTCGCCGCGGTCGGCAAGGTGCTGAAAGACGCATTCGAAGCGGGCGGCAATCTGGAGCAGTCCTTCGGCGGTCTGGAGACCATCTACGGCGAGGCGTCGGCCCAGGCTAAGTCCTTCGCCATGATCGCAGCCCGCGCCGGCATTTCCGCCAACGACTACGCCGAGCAGGCGGTCTCCTTCGGCGCGTCGCTCAAGCAGGCCTTCGGCGGCGACACGACGGCCGCCGTCAAAGCGGCGAATACCGCCATCATGGATATGGCCGACAATGCCGCCAAGATGGGCACGCCGATCGAGAGTCTGCAGAACGCCTACCAGGGCTTCGCCAAACAGAACTACACTATGCTCGATAACCTCAAGCTGGGCTACGGCGGCACCCAGAAGGAAATGCAGCGCCTCCTCGCGGACGCACAGGCGCTCACGGGCGTGGAGTATGACATCAACAACCTTGGCGACGTCTATGCGGCGATCCACGCGATCCAGGGCGAGCTGGGCCTCACCGGCGTGGCCGCCGCGGAAGCGTCGACGACGCTCACCGGTTCCTTCGGCGCCGTCAAGGCTTCGTGGGAAAACGTCCTCGCGGCGCTTATGACCGGCGAAGGCCTCGACACGGCACTCTCGAATTTGATCACCAGCTTCTCCGCCTTCGGCGACAACGTTTTGAGTATGATCGGGAACCTCGCCCCGCAGCTGCCCGGTCTGATCACTCAGCTCGTGGAGGCGATCATCCAGATGGCGCCGGACTTCATCGCGACAGGCCTGGAGCTGATCGTACAGCTGGGCGTCGGTCTCGCGCAGGCCTTCCCGGAGATCGCCGCGATGATCCCCGGCCTGCTGGCGGACGCTGTGACGGCGTTCTTCTCGGTCGACTGGCTGGACGTCGGCTCCCAGATCATCGAAGGCGTCTGCCAGGGAATCTGGGACGCGGGCTCGGCGCTGTTCGACGCGCTGGCGGATCTCGCCCGGAACGCGCTTTCCGCAGCGAAGAAGGCTCTCGGCATCGGCTCGCCGTCAAAGCTGTTTGCTGACGAAGTTGGACGCTGGCTGCCCGCCGGCATGGCGGTCGGCATCGAGGACAACCTGCAGCCGATCACCGTCGGCGTCGACGAGATGGCCAACGCCGCCGTCTCGGCCTTTGACCAGAGCACGGCCCCCGGCAGCACAATGCCCCGCACGGCTCCGGCTCCGGTGTCCAGTCTGGACACATCCGCGACCGGGCGGCAGGA